ATCAAAAACTTTCGTGACTTCAATGATTATGTCCGAGTAGACGTTGATAAGAAAGATATTGTCTCTAAAATTAAAACTTATCTCAAGGCTACACTTTCTAAAGAAGATGTTAAGATAGCACTAGACGCTCCAGACTGGGCATTCTCTGGTGTTCCTCTACTCGCATCTACAATTGCTTGGAAAGAAAGCGGTCGTGATTTTCCTAGCTACTGGGATGCAGAAAAAGTATTCAAGAAACACACTGCAGAATTGATTCGTCGCGGCGCTGCCAGACGCGCAGAAAAAGAACAAGAGCCAACAGAAGGCGTGGTTGTTCGTAAAAGTATCCAAGAGATTGTGAAAGAACGCACTTCAGATTTTATCGCTGAGATTGATAATGTAGTCGATTCTTGGGATATGATGATAGATGATAAATCATATTCAGTATATGATGAATTGAAAAAAATTGATGCACCGTATAATACAGCTAAGGCTGTATCTGATTACTACAAACCTCAAATTGCAGAACTTCGAGAATTGATTGAGGAAAAAACAGAAGATTTGGTCGAAGCATATTCTTATATGTCTAAGCAACAGCCAAAACAATACATGAATTTTTTAGAACAGATCGTGTCGGATGCAGAAAAATTTATGATTGCGAAAAAAGCAGTTCGTAAAACTCGCAAGCCAAAAGCAAAAACTGCAGATAAGCAAGTCGAAAAATTGCAATATCTTAAAGATTCAAATGAATTTAAAATTGCATCAATTGATCCTGCTAACATTATAGGTGCAATGCGGGTATTAGTATTTAATGTTAAATACAAAACATTGACGGAGTTGATTTGTCAGCGATCTGCGGGCTTTACCGTAAAGGGCACTACGTTGCAAGGCTTTGATGTTGAACTATCACGTTCTACAAAACTGAGAAAGCCAGAAGTGTTTTTGCCAATTGCGTTGAAGAAAACAGCAAAACAAATCGATAAAGAGTGGTCAAATCTGACCACAAAAACAAACGGAGCAAACGGTCGTCTTAACAAAGACACTGTAATTTTAAGGGTCATGCACAAATGATAGAGAAAGATTTTATGAATCGTGCTAAGTTTAGCAAGATGGTAGAAGAACAAGTAATAGACAAAAAGATGGGATGGATTGATGCTGTTGTCGAGGTCTGCGATATGAACAATATGGATCCAGAAGATGTAAAGAAATTTATATCTCCTGTCATTAAAGAAAAAATTGAAGCTGAGGCAATGAAACTTAATTATCTGCCACGCCAAAACGAATTAGTCTTTGAATGACTGATAAAGAAATAAACGAATTTATTGAAATGTTTAAAGGAGTTTTACCAGACCCAGACAACTACCCGGCATCTTTCGATTATTACTATCAAATATACAAGCACATAAAAACAAACAAAGGAACCTAGAATGTTTGAAATGATTATGATTATTGGCGCACTCTTTATGAATGACAATGAAGATTTTTTTACAGCAGGAGAAGCTAATAAAAAAGCAGGATTGAAATGGGAATATGTTGGAACGCAATCTGTTCCAGCTGGACACGTTGCATTGCCTTCTGTGAATACTGTCACAGGTAAAGAAACAATCATGTTTCAACGAAAGTGATAAATACTATTGACACACAACACAAAATCTGCTATAATACAGTTATACTAAAAAATAATACAGTTATAATTCAGCAAATATAAGGAACATATACATGTCTTTTGCAAACCTAAAACGCAGTCGTAATACGATTGATAAACTAACCGCAGCCGCACAGGCTTCACAATCAACAACAAAATCTTATGTTGATGATCGTATGTGGAAACCCACTGTCGATAAACAGAATAATGGCTATGCTGTTATTCGCTTTCTCCCAGCTAATGAAGGTTCTGATTTGCCGTGGGCAAAATACTGGGATCATGCTTTTAAGGGTCCAACAGGTAAATGGTATATCGAAAAGTCTTTGACTTCTATTGACCAAGATGATCCTGTAGGTCAAATGAATAGTAAACTTTGGAACTCTGGCATGGAAGCCGACAAAGAAACAGCACGTCGGCAAAAACGTCGGTTGCATCACGTTTCGAATATTATGGTAGTTTCAGACCCTGGTAATCCAGCTAACGAAGGCAAGACTTTCATGTTCCAATTCGGAAAGAAAATCTTCGACAAAGTTATGGATGCTATGCAGCCAGAGTTTGCAGATGAAACTCCAATGAACCCATTTGACTTCTGGGAAGGCGCAGACTTTAAACTGAAAATTCGTGACGTTGAGGGTTATCGTAATTATGATAAATCTGAATTTTCTTCACCTCGTCCTTTGTCTGAGGATGATGAAAAGCTAGAGAGTATCTATAACAACTTGCACGATCTGGGCGAGTTTACGGATCCAACAAAGTATAAATCTTATGCTGAGTTAGAATCTAAAATGCACTCTGTCTTAGGTACGACTACACAGCCCACGATAGCTCAAGAGCGTAGCCTTGGCGAAGAGGCTCCTGCTCCTACTATGCGTAGCACACCAGCGCCAGAGCCGGTAACCGCAGCTACAACAGACGATGGTGGTGACGATACCATGAACTATTTCGCTAGTCTGGTAAACGACGATTAACTAGCGTACAACAACTGCTCCATCCGAAGTGTCTGTTGAACGCGCTACGGATGGAGTATTCATTATAGTTGAACTGCTATTCGAATTTGATTGGTTACTTGTCGGCGCAACTACGAATGTTGGTCCTTGCATTGATTTTAATTCGTCTTTTTGTTTGCTCAATTTTGTAAGTAGTCTATCTTCCATAGCTGCTCTATTATTTTGTCTCCCAAAACGATCTAAATCTCTCCGTCTCATCCGAGATTCAACTGCATAAGCTTTACTACCAGTGCCGTCAAGACCAAATGATCCACCTGATAGCAGAGTAGTAGTTGATCCGCCAATGCCCGGCACCCAATCTGGAACTTTTAGTTGAATTTTCGGTAAACTAAATTTTAGATTTTTATATGCTCCTAAAAGTATTTTGTCTTTAAGATTTAAAAATATATTTGCAATAGTATCGAACATATTCATAACAGCGTTTTTTATTATCAAAGCACCCAGTTTTATATTGTTGGTCAGAATTTCAAATTTTAAAGCCATAAAGTCATATGCAAATTTAAAAATATCTACTGCGTAGTTGAACGCACCTTTCATCCAAGCAGTCAGATTGTCTACAAGTGCTGGAATTTTTTTGAAAGTGTCAACCATCCAAGTAAACGTATCTGCGATAATTTCGTATAGGTCTAAGTTCATTAAATAATTTGACATATCTTCAAAGCCTAACCAGCCTAGAATCCATGCAGGCAGTTTAAATACTATAAGATCGAATATTGCAGTAAGTCCTTTAATAATACCTATGATTCCGCCCCTGACGCCATTCATAAGCTTTTCGCCTATTGTAGCGTTAGCGTCAGAGTTTTTCCAACCATCAAAAAATCCAACGACAAAATCAATTAATGTAAAAATAACTCCAGTGATTGGATTTAGTCTTAAAATTCGCATTAGTTTACCTAAAAATGCTAGAGGCTTTGCTAATATAGCGAGTAGACCTCTTATCTTACCTCCCATAAATCTCAAAGCATCGCCTACTTTTTCAAAGGGTGACATTACACGCTGAAACAATGCAGAAATTCTACCACCGAGATCGGAGAAAAAACCTACAATCTTTTGCATTCTAGGACCTTGTGCAAATTTTGCAATCCCCACAGAAATAGCAAGCTTCATTGCATCAAACGCTCTACCTGGCGCCCGTATAATCCACCTTATAGTTTTTAATGTATTTTCTATTACTCCTGTGAGAGCAGCCCTTACCTCGTCTCCCCAACCTGTTAACATAGCAGCAATAGCTATACCAAGACCCACTAAAGGCAACCTTAAGATTCCACCCAGTAATCCGCCCAGCATGCCAAGTAAACCTGAGTTATTTCCAGAAGTTGGAACTGTCGTACTGGGGTTAGTGCTCGGCGTTGCTCTTAATGCGTTTCGTCTATCGCGCTCAGCCTCCAAATCGTCTAATGAACTATCTTGATTACCACCAAAGGCTTGAGTAAACAATATCACAAGTGTTTCGTTTATAGAGTCTGCTAAATTTTTGAACATCAACTGAAGCGGTGGAATTAAAACAGTAATCATTTTATCCCATTCAATCTTTTTAGTGAACAATCCTGCTATTGCCCTGAAGGGAAAAAGAAGAATGCTGCCTATTGTGCTGAATACTGATTTTATGCTATCTGTTATTGCTGTTCCTACAGACTTTATAGACATAACAACACTGGTAAATGCAGACTTAATTAGCAGGAATGGAGAAAGTAATGCATCACGAAAACCAGCAAGCAACTTAGCAACAGGATTATTCATAATTAATCCGGACATAAATGAGCCCAGATTTCTTACCATTTTAGACAATGTGTTAATGCCGGGCATTACTAAAGATATACCAGTCATTTTCAAATCTTTGATTTCTCGGGATAGTTCTTTCATACCCTTATCGACCGACTGTTTTACATTTTCAATCGCCTCAATATTATCGCGTCTTAATCTAAGATCGGCTGCTACGTCTACAAATGCCATCTAATAATCCTATTTACTTTGTTGGTTTTTCATTCTTTCATTTTCTTCCTCAATATATTGTACCAATAACGAAATATAAACTTCTCTTTCCCAAGGCATCATATTTTCAACTTCAGTTAACGAATACTTGTGTTCGTGCATTAGCCGAAAGTTTATCCTATAATGATTTATAAGATTATCGTGGGAAAGAGCTATTAAAAAAAATCATCAAGTCCTCTTAACATCATTTCATTTTTTGCACCACAACCTTGACAATCAAAACTTACATCTTTTTCGAGTCTAGGCATATTCTGCACAAAATCTTTTATTTTTTCGAATTGTGAGGATGAGAGCGAATCAATAAAATTTTCAATCTCAGATAAAGGTTCATCTTTCAAATCGAATCGTTCTTCACCAGACTCAAGCACATTACAGCAGGCAGATATCATAGCGAAGGTTTGCTCTGTTTCACTTTTACCTTCGTCCTGCATATTCAGCATATCTGTCCAAACAGGATATCCCATTTTAAGTGTGATATCGCTTTCGAGCCGAATCCAGCCATCATGGCGGGCTTTTGGTACGGGTATATCACTTAAAGGAATCACTAGTTCGTTTTCAGCTTCGCAGTCTTTGCATTTTACTGTGACGGTGCTTGTTTCGCCTACTGATTTTGAACGGATCATAAGGAACATATATTCTATATCAAATACTTTTAAGACGCTCTTATCAATGCTATCTTCGATACATGCCTCTAGCGTATCTACTACGGCATTCAATGCCTGAGCCTGATCTTTTGATTCAATAGCCATCATAAGAACTTTTTCTTCTTTTACCAAATACGGTCTAAATCTCACTTTCTGTCCTGTTGATGGAATAACAAGGCCATATTTTGGTTTATCGTTTAATCTAGGTAGTGCCATTTATATACTTCTCCAGTCGCTGTATGATAATTGTAAAGAAATCTCGACTAATCCGTCAAGATCGTTATTCAATTCAATAGAATTTAATGTGGTTGGAAATGCTTGTTCCAACACACAAGTATAGATCACTTCATTGTCACTTGCGTCAAAGCCTCCAGGAATTATCCTATAAGGGTTATTTGTATATGATGTTTTTTTAGGATCTCTCGCAAGTTGTTTTATCGTAACTTGTTTTCCATATGTCTTTTTATATCCTAACTCATATGTGTCTTTATTTACAGCAAGGCTTTGCCATGCTTCAAAATATTTCTTTATGTTATAATCGTTGGTCACATGAAAATTTATATTGACATCCTCAGTAGCAAAGCCATTTGCTATTTTAACAGTCTTTAGCCCTATCGTATGATCTAAACTCATAATTTGACGTCCTGGGAGTGTGACACCTTTGCATAACAAATTTAAATCTCTTGCAGTCATTTCAGGACTGCCTGGAATATTAGGAAGTTCTACTAGCCACTGATTTGTTCTAGCGATACCCTTATGAATAGCGCCTTTAAATTGATCTAGATTATAAGACTGTGGCATTATATCATCTTTCTTGATTCGGCATATACAGTTCGCGCAGATGCTTTTTGAAAATCTTGTGTTGGTAGAAAAGTCGCTATTTCCCACTCACTTGGCGGAACATACGCAAATCTACTCCGTACATGCTTTCCTAAATACATTTTAAAGCAAGGCTTGAAATATTTAAACCTAGCAGCTTTATTCAGCAACTCATAACTTGCTTGAAATCTTGTCGTATCATTATATTTCTTATTATTTGTAATGCCCATCAATTCATCTAAAAATTTTGCGCGTAATGTCATTGGCAAATAATGTAAATTTAATCCTGTAAAGCCGCCCTTTGCTTTACCAACAATTATAGTCAACGGAAAACTGTCGTAATATGGTAAAGTCTCTTTATGCTTAGGATCATAGAAATACATATACATACTTCCTAGAGCTTGCCGATTCCGCAACTCAATAGGATCTTCATTCATCAATTTTCTACGATTGGGACTTTTCATATCGCGTATTTTATTTTGAAACCAAGCAACAGATTCCTTAGAGCGTGGCGTGATGCCCGCTTGAAATGCCTGCTTTTGAAGGTTCTGAAATAAGTTAGCCATGCGATAATACTTTCAATTTTATTCTATTATTTATATGAATTTAATGACGTTTAGTTTTTTTCATCTTCGGCAAAGGCTTTAAAGGTTTCAACTTCTTTGGTTGTTTTGGCATAATTCCCATTGATGTTAATTCTTTCTCTGTCCATATAGCAAATTTCCAACCACGATCTTTTGCATAAGATTCTGCGGCTGTCCATTTATTCATATTCTTCACATAAGACATTCCTTCATTGATATATCTTTTAGTTTTTTTACCTGTGAATTTAGGTGGTGCAGTTTGAACAGCAGGCTTTATCTCGACTAACAGAATACCATCAGTAGTTTTGATTTTTAAATCCATAAAGTATCTATGGTATCTTTTATCAACATCATAAAAGTATGGTATCACAACTTCCTCGCTCGACCATTCTAAAATTCGATCTTGTGTATCGCACCATATGAACGCATACAGTTCCCATCCTGACCGATACACTACGTTATCAGGATCTCCCTTATACTTTCCTCGATTCTTTATTTTATATTTGCCCTGATGCGTTTTCATGTTTCTCTTATAAATAATAAAGTATTCTTTTATTTATCTAGGTATTATCACATGGCTCCACTTAATTTCCAATATCCGTTATCAGACGAAAATAAGTATAAAGCAAGGATCATCTTTTCGGTCCACAAAGTCACGCCGCCAAGCCTGAACACTACGAGACTTAAAGCGGCAAAAAATTCACTAAGTTCAACAGATAATAATTCCGTAGTGCTTACAAACCCTGTTGGTGACGATGGTATGACAGATGTTGAAAGAGATGCAGGTGCAGCAGCCGCGTCAATAGCAGCAAAACTGGCGAGAGATAACGCCGCTGCTGGAGCAAAATTTGCAAATGATGCACTTACATCGAAATTGCATATAAGTAATATTCCAATGGCAAGAGTGAAGCTTTTTTTACCACAACAAATTCAAATTAGTGATACTGTAACATTTGAAAATCAGTCTTTAGGATATGTAGGCGGCGTAATAAATCAAGCTATGAACTCAGGTACGGGCGCTATTCCAGCAGCTATGGAAGCTATAGGAGCATCAATAGCTAATGCGTTTACTAGCTTTGATGCCACAAGCGATGTTGCAAAAGTTGGTCTAGCTCGACTATCAAGAGGCGCAGGTGATGGAATTAGTAGTGCTGTAACTAATTCTTTGCAAGTGGCGCCCAATCCTAATATGAGAGCAATTTTCTCTGGCGTAAATATAAGAGAGCCAAGTTGGACTTTTAAAATGGTACCAGAAAGTGCTGAGGAAGCAAAACAAATAGAAATGATCGTGCAGACATTTAGAGAATTTTTATATCCAGAAGAAATTCTAGATACTGTTTCAGGAAGTCAAGTACCAGTAGGCTTT